TGTTTTGGAATTACTTGCAGTTGCCTATGACGGTCTGGGACTTGGAGAAGCAGGTGAGGTACAAGGTAAAATCAAAAAGATTATAAGAGATGCAGGTGGTGTAATAACCGATGAACATCGAGATGCAATTAAAGCTGAACTTGGAGATACTCTTTGGTATATGGCAAGTATGTGTAAGAATCTGGGATTCGGTCTTGAGGACGTTGCGACATATAATATTGAAAAATTAATTGGAAGACATGCCCGTGGAACGATTCATGGAAGTGGAGATAATAGATAATGAATAATATTAATAAAATATTGTTGGGTTTATTGTTATTTTTCAATAACACCAAGTATTTATCGTAAAAATATTATGGTAGAAAAAAATTGTTTAACTTGTGGTAATGTTTTCACTGTCATTGATAGTAGAAAAAATAAGGCAAAATTTTGTTCAAAAAAATGTGCTGCATCTCAATTACGTGGGAAAAATAATACAACGTGTACTGAATGTGGAAAATCATTTCATTTAAAAGAATCATCAAAAAAAAGATATAAAAGAACACAAGGATATTTTTGCTCAACCAAATGTGTTGCGGAATTTAGAAAAAAAGCATATCTTGGTGTTAACAACCCTAATTTTAGAAATGCTGAAAGGGATGGTAAGTATTTGTTGGACAGGTTACCAAAATTTGGAAGAATCAAATTACACCATAAAATAGTTTTCGGGTATTTGAAAATAGATAAAGTTCCAAATAATTATTGTGTTCACCATAGAGATTGTGTGGTTGATAATAATTCTGAAGAAAACTTAGTGTTATTAACGTGGAGTGACCATAGATGGTTGCATAAAAATTTTGGAAATGCAACATTATGGGCATATTTACACGATAAAGTATCATTAGAAGATGTGTGTTCTTGGTGTAAAAATCCTGAAAAAGTAGAAAAACTTTTAACATTAAATATTATAAAACAAAAAGAAAATAACTATGAATTTGTGTGATGTATTAATTATCAATAAATCGAAAAACGAATTACCTGCTTACGCTACTGAAGGCTCTGCTGGAATGGATTTACGTGCTAATTTGGTTGAACCAGTAGAAATACCAACTCTTAAAAGAAAAATAATACCAACGGGAATATATATCGAACTCCCTATTGGTTATGAGGCACAAATTAGACCACGTTCAGGGTTGGCTATTAAATCTGGAATTACAGTGATTAACACACCGGGCACAATCGATAGTGATTATCGTGGTGAAATAATGATATGTTTAATTAATTTAAGTGATGAAAGTTTTACTGTGGAAAATAATGATAGGGTTGCCCAAATGATAATATCTAAATATGAAAAAATAACTTTAAATGAAGTTCAGGAACTCTCAGATACAGTAAGGGGAGCACAAGGCTTCGGTCACTCAGGAAAATAATGGAACATGAAACACAGTCAGCAAAAATAATTCTCAATAAAAAGAATAATTACGCAGTCATAATTCAAACAGGAGAAAAATGGTATGTGAGAATATGGTATATTATAAGTAATCCGTTCACATATATTTTTAAAGGTCGTTTAAGATTTTAAATCAGATACAATGAAAGAATATCAAGAAGTTTTACAGAAAATCCTCGATGAAGAGGTAGAAAAAGAAAGCGACAACATCAATAATTCAAAACACAAATAAAATTATGGAAGAATCGAATAAAATGAGTAGAAAATTTAAACCAATGAAATTACAAATTCTCGATGATGAGGATAAGATTGTTGGAACAATAAATCTTAGTTTAAGTGTAATTAAAGATTTAAATCTATTGATACGCACTAATAACTATAATGCCGAATCAGTTGCACTTATTGATGAAATAATGAGTCATATTGAATATGAATAATCACTTTAAGAAAAATAATATGGAAAAAACAACGATAATTGTCGGTGCTGAACTAAGCAGTAAAAAAGAAAATGTGTTTAAATCACTAAATAATGATATTAACTTAATTAATGCCATTAATAAATTTAAAGATGATTTAAAAAGGAATAACATTGAAATCTTTGAGGAAAAAGATAATATTCTAATTACCGAAAACGGATATTATCTCGCAATTTTTCCTGAAGCAATAAAAGAAGTAATTGAATGAGAGAATATCTGGACGTATTACAAAAAATACTTGACGAAGGCATCGAGAAAGAAAGTGGTAGAGCCAACATGCCCAACACCATTGGCATATCTAAGGCAGATATAAGTATGGACTTATCCAAAGGATTTCCATTGCTTACAACTAAGAAAATGTACTGGAAAGGCATTGTGCATGAACTATTGTGGTTTCTCAGGGGTGAAACCAATATTAGGTATCTTGTGGTAAATAACGTCAATATTTGGAATGGTGATGCTTACAGATTTTTTAAAGAAAGACTTTGGCTATTACCAGATATTGAAGACATTACGATGGAAGAATTCATTGTACGAGTTAAAGAAGAACGTTTTGAAGAAAAATTTCATTATAAATATGGTGATTTAGGTCCAGTTTATGGTCACGCTTGGAGAAATTTTGGTGGTTTTGTTGATTATTTTAATATTGGTAAGAAACCAACTATTGATGTATCCAATCACAAAACATTTGGATTTGGAAACAAGGGTAATATGAAAGGTGTAAAAAAACATCAACTATTCCAAACATGGTCAGCAATGATTAGTAGATGTTATAATTATAATGACCCAAGTTTTATTAAATATGGTGGAAGGGGTGTGTATGTTTCAGACGATTGGTTATTTTTTGATATATTTAAAGAGGATGTGAAGACATTATTGAATTATGAGTTAAAGGAAAATAATCCTAATGAATATCAACTCGATAAAGATTTTTTAGGTGGTAAATATTATTCCAAAGAAACTTGTGTTTGGTTAAACAGTAAGGAAAATGCATCATTACACACAAAAAATATTATTTATACCATTTCAAATGGAATTAAAGAAATTATTACTGAAAATATTGAAGGAACTGCTAAAAAAATAGGGGTTGAACCAACAAACTTAAATCGAGTATGTAACGGTAAGAGGAAAACTGCTGGTGGTTGGTTTTTACTATCGAAACAAGATAATAATGTGGGTGTTGACCAAATAAAAGATGTTGTTGATGGTTTGAAAACAAACCCATATAGTCGTTACCATATCATAGATGGATGGAATCCTCAACAGAGAAAGATAAGTGCGCTCCCTCCTTGTCATTTACTATATCAGTTTATTGTGAGACCACTTTCACTTGAAGAAAGACGAGATTTAGCACAAGAATATGCCTCAAATAATAACAAACTTCCATTATGTATTGATGCTCATGGTTGGGAAGGAACACCTGAATACATGAAAGTTATTGACGACACTGGTTGGAATATTCCTAAATTCTATCTCGACCTTAACATGTACCAACGCAGTGTTGATACGGCATTGGGTGCAGGATTTAATTTGGCATCAATGTCATTATTGTTGATGTTAATATCTAAAGCCAGTAATATGGTTGCTGGGATTTCAAATTGGATTGGTGGTGATACTCACATATATGTTAATCATCTTGATGGTGTAAAAGAACAACTAAAAAGAGAACCATATGATTTACCTGAAATGAAAATCAATAAAGAATTAGATACTCTTGAGGATATTATGAATCTAACTATTGATGATTTTGAATTAATTAATTATAAGTCACATCCAACAATTAAATTTGAATTATCGGTAGGATTGAAGAAGAAATAATTAAATATTATCAATCATGGATGAAAGATTAAGAAATGTCAAATTAATTGACGAAATTAGAGAAACAGCAGAAGATTTGGAAATTCAACTCTGGGAAGACGAAAAACGTTATGGTGATACTTGGAAGGAACGTGGGCTTGTTTATAAAGGTATGAATCAGGAAACCAGATTCTTTTATAAAATGCAAGACTATTACGAAGATTTCGTAAATAATGGCGTACCTATGCCTTGGGATAAAATACTTGGTGAAACACATATCTGTAAAGTAAGAGCGAAGAAACTTAAATAAATTGAATGGTGATTCTATATATATTGATAATACTACTCGTGCTAATAATAATTATATTATTAAAATATGTTTTATCAAAAAAAAAATTACTTAAATATGATATAGAACTCATTCTTTTTGTAATTGACATGTATTTATCATATGGAGAGTCAATCGATATTTTCCCAAGTAATGATGGAAAGAAAATATTGATTAGTAAAATAATTGACCTTAAAGATAGATTGAGAAATGATACGGATAACAAGAAAATCAATAATGAAAAATGAGCCTGAAATGTTTAATGAAATTATTAATTATTCATTAAACATCCAATTAAATAATTTCACTCAAATGTATTATAATTATATTAATGAAGTAACTGAAATACATAAATGTTATTGTGGTAATGATTGTGGGTTTATTAGTTTAAAGGGCGGGTATAGAGTTTTTTGTTCAGTAAAATGTGCAAGTAATTCTGAAATGGTTAAAAATAAAATATCTGAAACGTGTTATGATAGATACGGTGTTGAAAGATATAATAACATTGAAAAATCAAAACAAACTAATTTAAAAAAATATGGTGTCGAATATGTTTCACAAAGTGATGTGGTCAAGAAAAAGGTAAAACAAACCAATTTAAAAAAATATGGTGTCGAATCATACACCCAAACTAAAGAATATTTAATTAAAACAAAAAAAACATCAATTAAAAAATATGGTGTTGACCATCATTCAAAATTAGAATCACAAATTAAAAAAAGAAAAGAAACGAACATGAAAAAATATGGTGTTGACTCATATTTGAAAACTGACGAGGGGAAGGAAAAAATAAAAAGAACAACAATGAAAATTTATGGTGTTGAATATGCATCACAATCTCCAATAATAAAAAATAAAATAGTTGAAAATAATTTAAAAAAATACGGTTGTGAGAGTACTAATCAACTTAATGAGGTTAAAAAAAAGAAAATTAAAACTTCAACGAAACATTTTGGCGTTGAAAATCCATCACAACATAAATCGACAATTAATAAAATAAAAAAAACAAAATATGAGAGATATGGTAATGAAAACTATAATAATGTTGCTAAATTTAAACAAACAATGTTGAGAAAATATGGAGTCGAAAACCCAACACAATATAAAGAATTCATTGATAAAGCAATTAACACCACTATTGAAAGATATGGCGAGATTTGGTTAAAACACGCACCAACGTATAATGCAAACTCAATTATATATTTAGACATGCTTTCAGAGAAATTGGATTTACATATCCAGCATGCGTTAAATGGTGGTGAAAAAAAATTTATAAGATATTGGGTGGATGGTTATATTGAAGAATATAATATATGCATCGAATGGGATGAGGCGAAACATAACACTAAGAAACAAACTGAAAAAGATTTAAAAAGAGAACAATTTCTAGTTGAAAATTTTAATTGTAAAATTATTAGAATAAATGAAAAAGAATTTTTAATGGATATTAAGAAAAATATAACTACAATAATAAGTGACATTGAAAAAATAAAAACAAATAAATTGAAGTATGAATAAACTTGAGCTAATAACAGAACATTATCCCGATGCTGAATTACTTTCTGCTGATGGGTTTGATGATGCAATCCTTGGGGTTGTTTTTGATAACGGTCTTGGTGAGACCAGACTTGCGTATTCCAGATGTAAATGCATTATGATATTAATGAGACGAGATAGTATGACTGAAGAAGAAGCAATTAAGTATTTCGAATTCAATGTTGAAGGTGCATATGTTGGAGTAAAGACTCCGATTTGGGTGGACGATATGGTGATGGAATAAAAAAGCGGACATCTGGTGTCCGCTTTAATGTCCGTATTTTTTTACACAGTATAAATCAAATCAACATATTTTTGATTTTCAGGTTTTTGGGGTAGAAACCAGAAATCAAAACTAAATGGATTTATGCCACTACGTTGTAAATATTTTGATGTAACAACATTAATATTTTTCGGATTAATTTGATTATCTGCCATATCGTTAAAGAAATAATCTTTTTTAAATTGACGTAATTCCGTAGGGTCATACCCTCTATAGTCCCAACCATTAACAATTTGACCATCAACTTCAGGTGCAATGTTTTTTAGAACCGCAAAATGTGTGTAGTTCTTATTAGCCTCATTTCTACCTGCTTCATCAAGAGGCTTTACATTCATGTTATCAACACTTTCATTTAATTTGAATGTCTTATCTACTTTACTCATGACCTCGAAAAGTCTTTGTTTGCTATTAACTGTTGCCATATTATTAAATTTATTATAAATACTCATTAAAATCCTTTTGTTTCACTCAAGAATGGAACAACGTCTTCTTTAACTGGAACAGCACTAACTCGTTTCCAATAACTTTTGAACCCACCGATGGTTTTCTGAGTTTCATCAGTGACATTGTTGGCGTTTTCTATTTCGTAATATCTTTTCTTTTCACCACTCATATTATATTCTACGATATCACCTCTATCGACTTCCAATTGCTTTTCATCAAGCTCTTTAAGGTATACACCGAAAATCAGATTACCTGTGTCGTCACGACTAATACCACCAGCATTATCACCGTAATACGATTGTGCACTGGCTTCGATATTCACCATAACACTTATTTCCACAGGTGACATGAACTTCTTGTCTTTGGTTTTTGCCTGACCATATAAGTCATGGGTTTTAGTGTCGATGATATTGATTTTATGTATCTTGACTTTTTGTGCGTTATCGGTTTGCAGAAAGTTTCTGCCGTACATCACATCTAAATCAAAACTATTATCCGACATAAATAAACCCATCCTGTCATCCTGAATATTCTCTATTTGCTTTTTCTTTTTCATTAAATCGGAATTATTGGGAACATAGGTGGTTGATAACCACGTTCTCTATTAACGTTCTCAGCGATTCTCGCACGTTCTTCAACGAGCTTGTCTTGACTAAGTTTTTCAAGTAGGTCGAGAACCACTTTTTCAGTGTCTTCTTTTAGTTTAGTGCCTTCATCGAGCAGATGACGATAATCCATAGTCAACTGTTTTTCAGCGACACCAAGTTCACCACTGTAAAATCCTCGGATACCACCAATTACCATTTTCACCTTGGCAATTAAAAGATTTCTGATTTGCTGACGTGCGGGGTCATTAACGTCTTCCCATTTCAGGATGTCTATTGGTGGGTCACTGGGTAGTCTAACCACGTCTTCGTTTTCCTGAAGACATTTTTCTCTGTCGACATTTAATGTATCATAGTACCAATACCATACCTTTCTACCACTATAATGCTTACCCCATGAAGCAGCGATTTCATGGCGGTCATTTGGTGCGGGGTACAGGTGTAACATCTTCTCACCTGTTTCCAGACCCGTGATACGATAAGTAAGTATGGATTGCAACACTCTTTGTTTCATTCTTCTGTCTTGAGCACTAAGTAATGTTGAGAATGTCGGTTGAACATATAATGCAGGTCTTCCGAGATAAGACATACCCATCATACCAGCACTCCAAGCATTAAGAGCGAAAGGGTCAACGAGACCACCATCAATAGGTGGTGGTGTTTCCCAAAGAACTTCATTCACTTCACGACCAGCAGGAATAATATAGTGTTGAGTATGTGCGGATGTTACGATGTAATCACGTTTGAGTTCCCAACCGGGCGAAGCAGGTGCATTAGTACCTAATCCAACTTGCCTTGAATATGCATATGTGAATTTCTCCATATATGTGTTAGACCTATTGGTGAAAGCAGCGAGAAAGTCTCCTGTTTCTTTGCCCAGACCTTCCAGACCAACCCATTGCTGATGAATCATCCAGTTATTCACCAGTGACGAATAATCTTCAATAACCATTTCTAAATAGGAGTCCATCATCTCGTCCTTGATTTCAAACGGACGAAGAGGGAAACCTAGTTCATGTTTGACTTTAAGAAATAGTTTATTTTTTTCCGCTACGCTAATTAATGCCATGATTGTTTTCTAATAAATACTGAAAAAAATTTTTAAAAAATGGTTTAGTTTTCAAAAGATTATCATATCTTTGTCTTATGTTTGAAATTAAATATGATTTTGGGTTGAATGAGAATGGTAGACCTTGCATTGAACTACCTGAAGATTATGACCAAAATCCCGAAGACAAATTTTTCGCCATCGAAATCGCAAGATATTACCTACAAATGGTTCATGCCAGAATGGATGACCAGATTTATGACCAAAACACCTTTGAGGTAATGGGTGAAACCATTAGTCTGCTTGGTCAGGTTGGTGATGAAATGGCTGAAATTCAATACGGTAACATGAAAACTCAAGGTGAATTGAGTTTGATGATGATGGATAGTCGTTATCAGGTCATGGTTGAAAGTATCGAAGAACGTGATGACTTGCCTGAAAAAGATATATATTATAAAGGCAAATTATTTGATAGAGTTGAGGGATTAAAGGTTATGGTGGAAACCGATGAAAATAATAGTGCCGATTATAAACACGAATATTTTGAATTACAAAACGGAATCACAAACGAACATTGGGTAAAGTTATGATACATAAAATTAATTTTGAAATTCGTTTCGAAACAAATGTCCTTCGGGAACAGGATTATGGTGAAATTATGGATGTAATTGAAACACAAATGAAAGAAAAATACCCCAACGGTATCCAGTTTGAAGAATTTGCGAAAATCGTATCACTCAAAGAATTTAAATTCCACCCCACAACAATCCAATATCCTGATTTGAATTGGGATGATGAGTACAGTATTAATGAAACGAAAATTGAAATCCGAGCATGAATTTTAAACCGACAAAAGAACAGGAAAGAATATTTTTATTTACGAAACGCAGACCAGAGAACCTTTTAATTAAGGCACGAGCGGGAACAGGAAAAACAACCACAGCAATTGAATGCGCCAAATTACTACCCAAAGAAAAGAACATTACATTTCTTGCATTCAATAAACATATTCAGGAAGAACTTAAAACCAAGTTACCTGAACACCTGAGATGTTACACCACCTATGGTTTAGGGTTGGGTGCACTTAAACGAAAATATGGTGATAGTATTCAATTTGATGAGTTTAAAATGGATAAAATCATCCTTAAAAAATCTAAATCTTGGAAACTTGATGAAGAATTTCATGCTGAAGAAGATATAGCCATGTATCTACAAAACATAAAAAAACTTGTGAATCTTTGTCGATTAACACTTACATTAAATCAAAAATATATTCCATATGTTGCAGACCGATACGATATTAATCTCAATAAACCCAAAGACATAAAGCGTGTACTTAAAGTCTTAGACGAAGCAACAACCAATAGAAGGTTTTTCGATTATACTGATATGGTATTTCTTCCAGCAATTGATAACGGTATTTGGTTTTTTCCACAAGACTATGTTTTTGTTGATGAGGTACAAGACGTTAATAAATGTCAAATCAAAATAATTGAAAAAATATTAAAGCGTGACAAAAAAACAAAAAAACTTCAAGGAAGATTATTTGCGTTCGGAGATGCACACCAATGTCAACCTAATGGTTCAAAAATTTTAATGTCCGATGGTACTGAAAAAAATATTGAAGACGTATGTGTTAATGATAAGGTTGTTAGTTATGATAGACCAAATAAAGGGTATTTCACTGGTTATTATAAACAACATCGATGGGGTGGAAAATCAATGTCTAAATATGGGCAAAATGTTGATGAGACATCTAAAAGGATGTTTAATGGGAATTTAGTCGTAATTGAATCCCATAATAAAATAAGTAAATACACACCCAACCATCGATGTGTTGTCAGAATTGATGAAAATTCTAAACACAAATTTTTATTATATTTAATGGGAAAAAATGGTTTTTTTCGTATCGGTATTGCACCCATTTGGAGTAGGGATGGAATTAATTTCGGTGCAAATAGAACCAAACAAGAAAATGCGGATAATTTCTGGATTTTAAATACTTATGAAAATAAATTTGATGCTTATATTGATGAACAATATTATTCCTTACAATATAAAATCCCCCAAATGATATTTACCTATAGACAACAAAAAGGTAACATATCACAAAATATTATTGATACATTTTATGATAGGTTTGATAAAAATGATTTAAGAAAATCAGCTATTAGTCTTCTAAATCATTTTTATCGTGAATACGATTATCCTTTTTGGTGTAAAGGAAATGGGAATTATTTTTCGAAGAAACATATGTTTGAGTTACATGCATGTAATGTACTTCCAAATTTAATGGAAATGATAAGTTTCGATGAAAATAATGTTTTTAAGATAAAAAATAGAAATCGTTATCGAAATGTGATTAAACCCAAATATACTAAAATAAATAATCTCTATTACGAAAAATATTCTGGTTACGTTCATTCTCTAAAAATAAATAAACATGAACATTATGTTGCTGATGGAATATTAACACATAATTCAATTTATGGTTTTAATGCTGCCGATGATAAATCATATATGTGGTTTGAAAAGTTCCCAAATACTAAAATATTACCACTCACAACCTCTTTCAGGTGCTCGAAAAAAGTTATTGAAAGAGCACAGGAAATCGTGCCCGATATCAAAGCACTTCCAGATGCACCAGAAGGCAGCGTTAGAGACGGTAATGTTCTGGAAGAAGCACAAAGCGGGGATTTCGTGCTTTGCAGAACAACAATGCCATTGGTAAGATTGTTTTTTCAATTCATCACACAACACAAAAAAGCCGTCATTAAAGGCAGCGATATCGGTAATAACCTTATCGAGTTAATGGGAACCATTAATAATCTCGAAAAACTTATATCATATTGGGAAAGCGAACTAGCTGCGTTCAGAAATGATTTAAGAAAAGAGGGAATTCTCGACCCCAAAGAACACACTGGATATGGAGCACTCGAAGATAAAGTGAATACTCTTTTATTTCTGGCACAGATATCGGACAGTGTGATAGATTTAAAAAATAAAATAAAAATGATATTCACTGACGAAATTCAGGGGATTGTTTTAAGTACTGTACATAAAATCAAGGGATTGGAAGCCGATAGGGTTTTCATTATAAGACCTGATTTACTACCAATGCAAACACCGAAAGCATGGCAAGCCATGCAGGAAAAGAACTTGCAATATGTTGCGTACACCAGAGCCAAACTTGATTTGATTTTTGATAATGAATGGCATGATGAGAGTTAATAAAACTGAATATCGTAAGTTGTTGAATGCTAAGAAAAAATATCGAAGCAATGGAAACCCTTATGATTTAAGTCAACTTGGAATGGGTTTTAATCAACCATGTCCAAAGTGTGGTTTACAGATTGATAGAAGAGCAAGTCCCTACGAACCTATAGGGTTCATTAAATTTTGTAAATGTAAAAGATAATACAATGGAATGGATAGTTAAAATAGAAGGCGAAGAAGAATAAAAACAATATAATTATGGAAAGAACAAATTTAGAATGGATAGTACAGATAGAAATTGATGAAGAAGAAGAAAAAAAACAAAGAATTAGAATAGTTTTTAATCCACTTCTCGAAAACATTATTTTATTTGGTGAATGTAAGGTAAAAAATAATGAATGGACAATATTTAGTCAAGATTTTCACAGAATGAAAATCACATTAGAACAATTACAAGATAAAATGAATATTGTTGTTAGGGATATGAGAAAAAGACTTGAAGAATATGAAAACCTCGCTAAAGGATTTACTGTTCTTAAATGGGTGGCTTTCGAGGAACAATCTTAATATGACCACATAAAATTATTAACAACCTTATTATTAGAACACCATCTTGATATTGTTGATTGATTAACGTTTTCAATTAATGAAGCGTGTTTGGTTGATTCATAAGTTTTAGTAAAATTACCATCTAATGTTTTAGCATATACTGTCTTTTGTAATTTTAATTTCTGTTTATCAGACAAACCGTTTTGTTTCTTAGTTTCACTTATTTTTCTCTTTGTTTCTTCGGTTCTTGTCTTCCCCTCCCAATATTTAGGAGATTTTAAACTGAGTTCTTGTTTTTCCTCTTCTGTCTTAGCCCTACCATATTTTTTTGCTTCATCGCTACCTGCTTTAGCAACTCTTTTATTAATCCAGTTTTGTGTTTGCTTAATACCTGAATGAGATTCCGACATTTTTTGACGTGTTTCAATATTTGATATTGCATTATTTCCACCAGATTCAATATTATATCCCAAATTTTTATTAGTGGTATCGTATTTTATAATATATTTAATTTCTTTTGAATTTAATTCTTCCATTGTTTGGGCAGAATCAATTACTGAGAATTCAAAATTATCCCAACCATATTTATTGAATGAGTTGAATAGATGTGGGTTATTATGGTTTTTTAAATTAAATGCTGATTTATATTCGTAAATCCTTTTTTGAATGTTTCTAGTAGTCTGTCCAATATATTTTTTATTATTAATTACGTTCTTAATCTGATAAATGAAACCGAAAACTTTTTCATTATTTTCGTTAATAAAAAGTTCATATTTTAATTTACCACAATTCCATACTTTAATCAGATTTTTTTTTCTATTCATTTCATGGATATCCCCAACTGAAACGTTTTTATCATACTTAGTTCCAAATGTGAATTTATGATATATTTTATCATCAATTTCTGAATAATATTTGTAATCAGGTCTAATGATTTTATTCAATTTGAAACCCGATTTTATATAAATATTATTGTTTTTGTTGGATGTGTTTAAATCAGCGAACGATACAATTTTTGATGGTTTATAATCATCAATGAAACGTTTTAATAATTTATTGAAAATGCCATTAATTATTAAATTAGATTTCACTGCGAATCGTGATAATTCGTAATCGTTCTCATTTAAACCACTAATGAATTTATTTGATGTATTAAATGTTATTATAGATATTAGTGTTTCATCGTAATATGCACCATAAAATATTTGTGATTTATCTGTGCCTTGAATGTGATGGTTGTTTAAGAATTCGTTTTTTATATTATTATCGACCAATCTAATTCTACATTTTCTGGCATGAACAGTGGTTTGATTATAATGCTTAATTTTATTGATTTGGTCTTTAATCTTTAACTTATTATTTTTTAAATCATAATAATTATATATAAAACATTTATCATACTCATTTTCGTACTCATTTTTTATTTTAAGTAAATCGTTTTTCGTTATTGTGGTGAAATCTGAAATGTTCAGAAACAGTATGACGTTATTATTAATTATTATCTTTTTCATTTTATTAAATTCTATGTTCCATATTTATTAATGCAAAACAAAGATAAAAAAAAAAGGTTGGATATACCAACCTTTTTTATATTCATTTATTTATTGATTATTGTAAGTCACCAATACCGAAAGTCTGAAGACCATCACAGTAGATTCTACCATAGTAACGGTTCAATACCATTTTCTTAGCATAACGAGTCATGATACCACGAATCGGAGTGAAATCGAATGGATTATACATTACAGGAGTTAACTGCATAGGTACGTAAGGAGCGTAAATGTAACCGGTCTCAAGGATACTTGTTCCTTTGTGTCCAACTAATACTGTATTAGCGGGAGCATAAGGGTCACGGTATACCAAGTAACGTCCACTAAGAGTACCGATTTTTTCAATACCCATGTTATACTTATCCTGTTCAGGAGCAGCATTACTTACGTGGAAGTATTCGAGGTCATCAAATACAGCAGATACTTCAGGAGATACAACTACCCAAGATGCGCCACCACGGAGGGTTGCCTTGTGAATTTGTGCTGAAATCTGGTTGATTTTAGTAACCAACGTCTGATTCCAGTCCTTCTGTACACCATAATATGCGCCACCACTAGGTTGCTTACGGAGTCCGTTGTAATCCCAACGTGCAGTCCAAGCTGCGCCTCTACGGAGGTCACGAAGAATTTCACGGTCGATTTCAGCAGCCATTTGCTCTGACAATAAAGCAGTTAATTCAGCTTCAGCGTCAATGTTATGGAATGCTGACACGTCCTGTGCCAATTCAGGTGTCCACATAGCACGCATTTTACGTGTTTCAACAGAAACAGTAACTTGGTCTAATTGGAATGTAACTTCAGCCATTCTTGAATCTTCTTCAAGGTCTGAATATGTTCTGTATGTAACAGTGAAAGTAACTCCACTAGTAGCAGCACTCATAGCCTGATATCCACCAGCACCAGCATATTGTATGTCAACTAAGATTTTAAGAACTCCATCTTGATTAACAATAGCTTGTCCGTACTTCTGTACCTTAACATTGAAAGGAAGATTTTCGCCAGCAGCTTTGCTTTCCTCTGTGTAAGGTGAAGGAGCGTTGAATGCTGTGTCAGCAACAACTTTTAGTCCAGCAAGGAAAGACTCGGTATCCATAGGAACACCAGTTGGTCCGACCAATTTACCTTCAGAAGTGCTATAAATTCCACCTACATGAACTTCGATGAATTTATCAACACCATTTGTCCAAGTTTGTGCTGTAGTAGCACCAGTAACAACAGTGATGTCGCCTTTTGAACGGTCAAATAATGAAGTTCCTTCTTCATCGTACTGAGTTGCATAGAATGCGTCATATAATGAACGCTCTTCGAACTGAGTTCTTGCGCCAGCAGCTTTATCAGCAGCGTTTCCATATGCACCATCAGGTGAAGTATGAACACCACCAGCTTGTTCTGACCAATTAGGGGTAGTAGAGTCAACTCTAACGCTTGCTTTTGGATTGATGTAATACAGCTTACCAATAGGTAAGTTGAGTGCCTGTACAGACACGATGTCGTTTGCGAGTAATTTCGCAAATACTCTACGGATTACAGGAAAAGCAACGGTTTCAAATTGTCCACTGTTTGTTGAATCCGAAGATTCGTTAATCATGTGTGACAATTGGTTTTCGAAAAGCTGTGCGCAATTCTCTTTTACGTTTCCATCTAATCCTTCTAACAGACCGATTTTTTCCCAACGGTTTGTTGTTATTTCTCTTTGTTCACGGAGTTGTTTTAATCCAATATTACCAACATCCGCACTTTCAGTTAAAAATCCCATTTTATTAATGTTTTTTGATTTTACTTAATTATTTTTTTGCTTCCTCTGCCTTCGATAGTCTCAATGAGCTTCTTCATTTTATTGATGTGCTCATTGTTTTCGTAAGCGGTAACTTCTTTTGCTTCGTCAAGTTTCTTTGAAGAAGGTGCAACGGAAGCACTCACCTTATCTTCAAGATTTTCAGTTAAAGTCCTTTTGTCTTTCTTCATTTCAGTGAGGATAGACTTGTACCTTTCCTGTGATTCAGCAATAGTATTCACCTTCTTAAATTCGTTGATGATACTAATTTTATCTTTTTGGGTTAATGACAGACTTTCATTTACCAGTAAGTTATTGACGTGTGCCAAATTACTGTTGAAAATAGCCATTTCCTTTAATTGATTGCGATACTTTCCGAGTGCATCTTTGTACTGCTCAACTAAAGTCGTTACGGATTGCTTATATTTCTTGGTTTCGTTTAACTTCTTAGTTAATTCTTTGTTTTCTTTAATTAAACTACCAATCTTCTTGTCTTCGCCTTCGTTTTTCATTGCGTCACGCAATCTGTTCTCTTTACCATAATTGGTATGGTTATGGGAACCAGTTTTTCTTGCGTTGTGATGTGTTTGAGTATGTTCGAGGTTTTCATCAACCTCTTCCTCATTCACTTCACCACCTAAAACGGCTTCAACATCATCACGAGTGATTTCCTCATCTTCCTCATCAACCATTTGTTGAGTAGGACCACCCTTTTCACGACCCGGTATGCTTTGCTTACCACCCTGATTTTTTTGCTCGTAAACCTCATCTTCTTCCTCATCAATCATAGCAGTGGTCGGTCCGCCCATGTTTACTTTGTTTGCACCTTGTCCACCATTATTTTTCTGCTCACCAATTGCTGAGAGCATTTCATCGATTTGGTTTTTCATGTTAACGAGTTTGTCGTAAGCAATTCCATCGTCCTTACCAGCTTTGGGTTTATCGGCATCAGCACCAGCAGAAAGGTCTTCATCGAGACCCTCAATGTTGGCGATTTCACTTTCGATTTCATCCATAGTGATAACTTCGTCTTCTTCTTCAGCATTTTCTAATGCAATACCTACACTGTTTGCATCAAGTTCTGTTATGTCGAACTCTTCCTTGATTTGAGTATCATTTGCGAGACTCTCTTTCTTAGTAGTTGGTTCTTCTACGAATGTATCACCGTCTTCGGTTTTGCCATCCGCTTTATTAGGAGTATCGGTTTCGATATCTCCCATGAAATCCTTATCACGTTCCTCTTTCACTACATCAGGACCGTTCTCAGGAGCTTTTTCTTCAAAAGGTTTACTAACTTTCTTAGTTTTACCTTCTTCTTCTTTTACGACCTTCTTGGTCTCTTTTTCATTTTTCATAACAGATTCTTTGTTTGTTCCAACATCGTCTTTGTCAGACTCTTTACCCTCGTCAATTTTTTTATAAGACTCTTTTTTGGGTTTATTTTTATTATCGATTTCCTCTTTCAATAGTTTATTGAATTCATTAGGAAATTCATCAGCTAATTTTTTCTTAGCATTAGCACTGGCAGCTTCCATGAGTTCTTTATACTCGGCAACCGCTTCTTTAATTACAGATGTCTTTTTTTCTTTTGTCATATCTTTAACTTAAAGTCGTATCTAATACTGTTAATTTTTATATAAATACATTCCTATTGCGAAAAAGTATAATTTTTAATAAATTCCAGTTAATTTTTCTTGCATATTAAGAATTTTATCCTTATATTCCAGCCTTATAACAAGAACCTATTTAATGCCGAATTAACCTTATTATCCTCATTCTCTTTAAGATATATTCCGTTTTTCTTCACATAATTCTCAGTAAATGATGTATCTCCCTTTTGTTCAGGGAATAGATAAGCACCCGGGGTACTTGGAGTCGCAACGAGGTCAAAACCAATTAATTCGAAATCGTCTTGAACAAGATTTTCACCGTTTATCTCCTTTAATGTACCCACACCACGACTGGAAATTCCAAGTCTTATTTTATTCTGGAGGTACAATACTATTTTATCACCAATAACCGACACTATTCCCATGTTGATGTAACCGGGAGAAACGATGAGTTTTAATTGTCCGTATAAAATATTTTCCTTTTCACCTGTTCCCCACCATATCTTGGTTATCATGTGTGAGATATTCTGTAATGAAATGATACTACTGTCGGGATGGTCGGCTTCTGAAACCGCACTGTTGTTTTGGATTTGGTTTTGGTATTCATTTACTTGTTGTAATAATACATCTTGGGGGTAGATACGACCGTTTTTATTTTTTACGCCCCATTTCTGTAGAATACAATTAATAAGCACAGGTTCATTAGGTTTTAATTCAAAATTTTCATTCAGAATACCTTTATCGGTTTCATTGGTTACGAAACCCGCATCATGTTCTATGAGAATACCGAAACCCGTGTCTCCCGCATGTAATATCTTACTCATATTGAAATTCTTTTTATATAAATAGTTTAATCAACCATTTTATTCTCAAACAACATATCAGGATAATTATTGGAATCGTTATTATCATCAGAAATACTGATATTCTCTATAAACATATATATTTCGATTTCATTTAAGACTTCGGTTAGCGTTTTATTTACTTCCCTCAGCGCCTCCATCTTTGTCATTATGATATTCTTTTAGTTTAGTTATTTGATTTTGAATGATTCCGAGTTTATTAATAATTTTTTCAGATTCCACCCTACCAATTTTCTCACTCCAACTAAGTAGTGATGATACACCATTAAGTACTCGGAGTGTTTCCTTCTCGCTTTCCATCCATTGACGACTCCTATCTTCTTCACGTTTAAGCATTTCTGTCCTCAGTTTTTCAAGCGTTTCATTATGTTCTTTTCTAAGAGTATCTATTCTTGCTGCATGTTGTTGTTGCAACAACTTCATTTCTGCTGTTTTTTCGCTACCGTCTCTTAGACAGTGATATAGTGCTCCAAGTAATAACAGTGTTACTGCGAGAAACAAATAGAAAAACGGATTCAACCAAATTGATGTCATTTATAGCGAGTTTTCAGTATTGTGATTTTTCTTTAACATAAATAGTCCAAAGTATCCAATAAAAAGAGAATATTTTTATATTTTTTAATGTGAGGTATTTATATGAAAAATCATACATGGCACACAGCACGACAAGGGTTAATGGGAGTGTAATTCTGGTTGAACCTAACATAATGAATGGCAACGAGAATCAAACCAATACTGTTCCACAATATCAGGACATGTATATCTTCGCTGAATTAAAAGCTACACGTAAGGGTAGGACGGTTATAATAAATAATAAGGTAAGTGACGAATTTACTGATTTTGGAACCGTTAATTTTATTGGTGTTAATCAGGACGATAGTGCTGAAAACCCAAATTATTTGAATTTCACGACAAACTATTATGATGGAAGTGTTGGTAATAAAACCCAGTATGAGGGTTTTGGTATAACCAATATTAAGATGCAAACGAATTCTTCATATATCCCTAAAGTCAATATTCAGTTTGTGGACATAAGGGGTCTAGCATTTTTTAATCAAGAAGATTCTCCATATAGGATGTTATTTGATTTTCCACCCCCAATTTTCCAACTCACCGTTAAAGGGTATTACGGAAAACCATTAACATATAGGCTTCATCTTGTTAAATACACATCGGAATTCAGTTCGAGTAACGGTAATTTTACTATTGATGCTGAGTTCGTGGGAGTGACATTTGCACCACTGACCGATGTTTTATTTAAATATATTCTAAACACACCTCTAATTGAGTTGGGTGGTAACATGTCATCAGAAACAGGTGAGCCACCACAAACCACGTATGAATTAATTCTAAAATTACAATCGGTATACGCTAAGATAGGTAAGATGTTGAAATCTGATGCGGAAACGATTGAATTACGAGAAATTGAAAATGATTTGGTGAAAATCGATATCGTTGATGGGTTGATACAGGGCTATAAAGAAAACGAAGCATTAGTGAACGCAGGTACACCTTATCTTGCAAGAAGAACACCACAAAAACCAATAAATTTTGTTGAACTAGTTAAAACCGATAACAGAGAAAATGATTATTTCGTAGAAATTAGAGACATTAGAGAATTTAATTCTGAAATTGCGAAACAACAATCAAGTAACGACAGCAATACGAAAACAGAAAGACTATTCATAGCATACGCTGTCTCAAGCAATTTAAAACCAGCACCAGAAATACCACCATTTCCTGAACCATTAACAGCCTCAACAAGTATTCTTGATGACATATGGGAATTTCCCTCTGCGAATCAGGCAGCGTATTTTTACGCTCTGAATAAATACAGAGAAAGACTGTTGGGTGAAAACCTATCATCTATAGAAATTACTGAAGCCGACATTAAATCACCAGAAGATTTCATACTGAATTCAAATCTAAAAACACAAGAGGAAACCAGAACCAAGTATTATGGCATGGAACTCACGGATTTTTACTACGGTATATATAAACAAAAAGGTAAACTGCTTAAAAGAAAAGAAGAACTTGCACAAGATGTTGCGGATAAAATAAACGCTGCTCTTATGCTGGAACTCGGAATGTTGCCTTCAGTATATAATGTTATGGAAATCATATTAAATGATGTTGATAAGTTTTTTGAAATACTTAAGAAAACAGCTGTCAACGCCCATCACTCACACAATGAAGATGAAAATAAAAGTCGCATATTAAATGATAGTACGTATGGGGAAAAAAGTAACACCAGTACAATATATCCTTTTCCATTAATAATTGAAGGCAATGATAATTCTAAGCAAAGAGTAGCACCCATTGAATTAAGTAAAATCATTGAATTCCCCGAATTGAGTTTAGTTGATAATTTTATCAACACTTTCTTACTTCAGGAAAAATGGGAAGAACAATATAATCTGAGAAACAATCAAGGTGATGACGGTCTGAATTATTGGATTCCAATAGCACCCATTGATTCGGTTCTTGGTGGTTCAAGTCCCACAAGTCCGTATTTTGGTCTCAGTAATAATGTGAGAAACGATATTTTGAAAATATTACTGCAACGCTATTACATATTCTCTCAAGGCGTATTACCGTATACAATATACCCATCATTTACTGATGGAAAAAAAGAGAAGTTAGACGAAATATCAAAAGCATATGTTAAAATGTATGGTATTGCGGAAGCCATTAATATCAATGAAACCCTTATATCTAAAAAAATTGCTGATGCTGTTGATGTCATGTGTAGACGCTACATTAATAACATTCAGAATTTTTATGATGATATTGAAAATCTTACTGTTACTTATGAAACAAGTACAGGTGACAGGGTAGGTAGTTTATATAGTTTCACCAGATATCAACCCATTAGTTTTCCCATTACTCCATCAGATATTGGGACGGCAAGAATTTATACAGATAAAAACAATCCTGATTTCGTTGGATTAAACATTACTGATGAACCAATTGCTATTAATAGTGATGATGATAAAGACAATAAATTAAATGAGTTCCTGAAAAAATCAAACATTGCTGGGTCAAGGGCAGCGATTAGACGTGGTACATATGACTTCACCACTGATAACATACCCTATCTTCCCGATACATATAACGATAAAGATTTTTTTGGAAGTCGAAACGAAAAGAAAGGTCTGGCAACAATTAACCTAAGAGAAGGTGGTGATACTGGGTTATATACACGATTTCTTAATGAATACTCGTATTACGGTATCTATGGGGGGACAACATATAAGTCAACGGGTTTTGATGTTTGGGATGGTATCGATTTTTATTATCCTAATAGCATGAATATTGCATATAATGAGGGTCATTCATCATTTTCGGGCACAGATTCATCTAACATAAAAGGCACATCGGTTTTTTCAATGGGGAATAATATTATTGATATTTGGACACAAACACTGGCAGAAGATGATAACGATGAAAAACTCTATCATTATCTAACCAATAACAACAGATTGAGTTCGGTGTTGTTTCTTTCGAATTTCGGAAATACTCTAAGTCCTTTTGTACGGTTTCCGAATAACATTAATAACAATTTTTTCGCAACTCCATCAATCATAGGAGCACCTGCGTATGTTGGTGCGTATGTCGGTGCACTACTGAAAGCAATTGAAGAAGATTGGGAAGACGATATTCTGGATTTCTTTACGGGGACATCGGTATCACAAGGAATAAAATTACCTAATAAAGGTTACTATGTTTTAGCTGATTTACATGATGTCAGAGAATATCTATCTGAAAACGATAAGCGTGTTTTTATTGATGAATATAGAAAATTCATGGAAAATTTCGATACTTTTCAGGAAGATTTTAAGAAGTTATATAATCTCACAAATAACGTAGCGATTAGAGATGTTAAAACGAAAGATAAGAGATATAAATATTTCTTAGACCCTAATGTGGATACTGAAAAAGATTTTAATGCGTGGGGAGAAAAGGGACAGTTTTCCAATTTAATGAGTAGGTTAATCTATAGAAAATCAATTGTGATTCACACCGAAAAAACATTTAAAAGAGTTCCGTTAACAGATTTTTCACCCGGTTACGTATCGCTATTCGAAATCAATAATAATATTGACTATGGTGATAGTTATTACAAACCCACGACCGATTTATATTTTCAAACTCTATTCAGCAGATTATCATCATCAATCGGTGAAACTAAAAATGAATTGAGACAAGAAGATATTAAGGCGAAAAAAATAAGGGGTGATAAGGATATTATTAATCAAATGTATTACTCGTTCAAAAATATAAACGATAAATGGTTATCAGGAACAGGTGAAGCCAAAAGAAATTACCCCCTGATTTCAGGTAATAACACTAAATTGATTGACAGATTTGCTTTTGTTGATAGGGCGATGAACCCAATTGGCGAGACAATGATAAACGCTGAAATGCTTATTGATTTAGTTAATGATGACAGTGCTAGTGTGTTTACGGTGATATCTTCATTACTATCAGCTAATGGTTTCGTATTTTTCCCGTTACAAAATTTTCTGAGTTTTGAAAACGATAAGTCGTGGGAAGACAGCTTTAAAATACAAACGGGTTCGATTTCAGATCAAGAGGAAACATATTTTGTGGCGATGTATATCGGTGGAACATCAAGTTACCCATCAATCAAAACCAATGGTTTTGAGGAAGACGGAATTATTAGTCTCGATGCACCGAGTTTACCCGTGTTCTCTTCCAGCGCAGATACTCAACAATATAATGAAAATCAGAATCAGGTAAAAGCTAAAGAGGATTTCCCTTGGGGTCAAGTACGTGCGTTCCGAGTTAGATTCGGAGAACAGAATCAATCGATGTTTGAGGACATCAAAATCGATAGTAAAGAATATAATGACACCAACGAAAGTATTCAGATATTATCAAGACTTGCGGGTGACAATAAAGAGAGTCAACCAACACCGAAAGGACAGAATCTCTATAACATGTATGAAAACAGGTCATATAAAGCAAGTATCAGTGGTTTCGGGAACGCAATGATTCAACCAACACAATATTTCCAATTGGAAAACATTCCAATGTTTAATGGTGCTTACATTATATTAGATGTTGAACACAATATTAGTCCTAATAAAATGAGAACCACATTCTCAGGAACAAAGATATTAAAATATCCAGTTCCAAGAGTAATGGATTCCATTGCATCTCGTGAATTTAGTGACATTAGTGCTGGAGAAGCAGCAAGAAGGGCAGCAGAAAGCGAAAATACTCCTGCGCCACAAGCCACAATGATGACACCTGAAAGACTTGAACAACTTAATTCCGTATATGGAATTGATGTATCACATTGGAACGGTAACATCGATTGGAATCTCATGAAGAAAAACAGTGTACCGATTGATTTCACATACATGAAAATCACACAGGGTAGTAGTATTGATTCGTTTAACTATAATAAATATGATTTCACTAAAAACATAAGGGAAGCAAAAGCTAATGGTATTAAGATAGGTGTTTATCATTTTGCGGAATTCGGGAGAACAAGTAATCCTGTTAACGATGCTAATGCTGATGCCGATAATTGTTTGGATAACATTGCATTGATGCCGAGTCCACCAGATTTACCAATTGTTCTTGATATCGAAGACGATGGGTTTAGAAATAATTATTTATGGAGTAATAAAAAAGATGACATTAAAACATATATTGATACTTGGATTCGTAGAATCGAAGATGCGGGTTACGAAGTCATGATATATAGTGGTGTTTTCCTAACGAATTATGAAATCGATTACCTGTTTGATTATCCTCTGTGGTTCGCAAGATATTACACGCTTACAGGTAATGCTAATCCTGAAAAAGACTCACCAAGTACACCGATTAGGACATGGAATGACTGGACTATCTGGCAATTCAGTTCACAGGGTAACGTAACTGGGGTTAATGGTGGTGTGGATATAAACGCAATGCGGAAATCTTTTTTCAATAAATACTAATGAAAAAGGTCGGTGTGAACCGACCTTTTCTTGTTTTAAACCAATTCTTTTTTCAATTCATGAAGTTCGATAATGCTATCGTCCACAGTATCTTTATCAAATCTCATCTCATTGATTTTCTTCACGGCTTTTTCAATGTTTTCTCTATTGCTTTCTTCCTCGATTTCATTCAAGATTTCGAGTGTTTCGGTTTTATAGGTTTCAAGCAACAGCTGTTTATCGTTACTATTCGCTTTAATCAGAGTATTAACTAGATTTCTGTCATTATCGTCAAGACCAGCGTATCTCTGATTAAATCTATTAACTGCGATTTCCAATACGTTTTCATTAATTTCATCAATATCAACGTTTTCAGTTAAGGTTTTCTTGGGTTTTTGTATGTGGGTTAATATTGTTGCAAATGCTTCGTATAGTTTATCCACATCTACTTCATCACTAATACTAAGAGATTCCCTAATTAAATTATCAATCGCATCATATAATTCGACTCTTTCGTTATCAACGAGGATATTTTCTTCATTTAGGAAACCATTTAATTTCTGTCTTTCTTCTTGGATTTCTTCAACGGTATAGATTTCAAATAACTTGATATTGTTATCGATATATCTTGTAGCAGCTTGTTCGTTTTCTATGTGTTTGTTTTCAATATTATTGAAAACCTTGAATTCTAATTGAAGGATAGGAGAATTCTTCACCATATCAAAAAAATCCTTGGCGAGTTTCTTTGACTCAACAATTAGCTTATCATTGAAATACGATTCCCTTAATTTATCGGAAATTATCAAATTAGCAATCCCTATGTTGACGTTTTTCATTTCGTATGGTTCGATTTAATATAAATACTCTAATTAATTATAAACGCTTGTTATGTGTTTGTCATAACATAAATACTTGAATTATTCGTCAAATTCAATATTTTCGATGTCGTCAATATTAATATCATGTAATTCGTCTTTTTCATCTGATTTGTTCAAGGATTTGGAATTCTCAATAAGTGAATCGATTTCCTCGACCATTCTTTCAGCGTTTTTATTTAACAGCTTGTTTTTCTTATGGTTTTCCTGAATTATATCTCTTTCAAAACTTTCATCATCATCGTCATCATTCTTTTTCTTACCGTACACCAGTTTATTTATGTGGTTGTTATATTCTTCTTCAGTGAGACCACGATTTTCCATCATAGGTGCTCCACCAGCACCCATATCACCAGCGGGAGCACCACCAATAGGTGGAGCACTACCCATATCACCACCAATAGGTGGAGCACCACCAGCAGCAGGTGCACCGCCTTCAGGTGGCATTCCACCTTCTTCACCAGTACCGCTAGTCATTTCCATATCCTCAATGGGAGCACCAAATCTCTTATCGATATCAGTAAAAAGACCCGATTTTTTTATCGATACTGGAGAATCCTGAAGTTCCTGCATAACAACTTTCTCCATTTTCTGTTGCTTAAGGTCATCAACAATTTCCTTATCACTCATATTAAATATCATGCGTTTTGCCTGAGTGTGAGACATTGCAGCTATACCTGCTTCACCACGTGTGAGTTCGGTATAGGTTTGTGCTTTATCACGCATCAATTCTGATTTCAGAAGTTCCTGTTGTGTGCTTGGATTCGTAAGTGTTATCGTGAAACTATTAAGGTCTTCCCCAGTATAACCCAATAAATACAGGTGAATCATTGCCATTTTATTGAGTTCTTGAACCATAGATTGCTGGATACGATTTATTTTCTTAGAGAATCTGATATCGTATTGAGCCAGATTTTTTCCACCACCAGCAGCATCTTGAAAACTTAGAAACGGTTTAGGTACACCAAGTCCAACAAATAAATTATCACGAAGATATTCGATGTCATGAATATCATTGAGATTTTGAGCCCCGGGGAGTGTTTCAATACCAGTCTGAGTATTGGCATTTCTAACGGGAAGGAAGTAATCTTCGTCATTACCGAGAACATTGAATCTGTAATCGATTTGCCCATCATTTGGTTGAACCTGTGCACTCTTTTTGAAAGTGGTTGCCACCTTGTAAATATATTCCTCAATATCATCTTCATCGATATTACCAACATCTATTTTAAACACTTTTTTCTCACCTGCACGAACTATACGATAAGTTAGCATGGCATCCTCTGCCATAACAAGTTGACGAAAAACTCTCCTGATTTTATTAAGTATTGATGAACCATAGGGTAGATACTTATCGTCACCAAGTAATCTAAAATGTGCGATTTCGAACACATTAAATTCATCACCTGTCATTCTTTCCTTGAATCGTACAAGCGGTTTACCATCTTTAATTCTTTCAAATCTTTCGATTTCAAAATTAACAAGTTGTTTTACATGCGTAATACCTTTTTTTCTTTCACCGTAAAGCAGGACAAAATTATCACCGTATTTACAAACGTTTCTCGTCCAGAAAGGCAGGTTAACATTTACATTTACAGTATCATAGAAAAATTCTTCTAACAGGGTTTTAATTCTTTCCTTACTCGAATAAATATTTAACATCTTACCGTTTAAACCAATGGTTGTGGCTTCTTCCATGAATAAATCCAATGCTGAAGAAATAATTGGATAGTATTCCATTCCCTCATAATCAATGTAAGCTGGAAGTCGTGCTGCCTCATATTGTAGTGCTTTTTGAAAACCTCTGTCTGTGGTTCTGAAGAACTTGTTTTGAAGTTCCTTTTTTTGTTGAATTTCAAGTCCCTTTTTATGAATTTCTTCAGGGGTTCTACCCTTAATGACTATTTTCTCCTTTTGAGGACTTGTAATTGATGCAACCGATGTATCGTCTTGAAAAGACATACCATCAAGATTCAACATCTGATTTAATTGTTGGTATATCGTTCCATTATTTTGTTTTTCCCCTGCCATTTTTATAATTTATTATAGTTTTTTATAAATACTCTGAAATTTCGGAAAAGTCAGTTAAATATAAATACAATCTATCTTTTCTTTTTCCCATATTTATCTTCAACGCCTTGGAATAACCAAGAATTTGCCCCATATGGATTCAAGGGGTCACGATTATCTGCGGTGAATATTGGTTTTTTTCTCTTGACTTCTTTTTTTCCGATTTCACTGATATCGTTATTAGTCAGTATAGCGTTTATCATTTTTTCGGTCACACCTTTACTTTGCTTGTAACGAGCCATGTCGTAATTCAGAACATATAGTCCGATTGATAGACCCATTATACTGTCATCATGAAATGTTCGTTTGTGGTCAGCAATTCTATTACCGCTAACAGTAATAAAAGTCTTGAGTTCATCAAGAAGTCTCTGTGACCTAATAAGTACGTCTTCAAGATGAATCGCTCTTTGCATTTCAAGAAGAACGGAAGGACGGTTGTTACCGATGAAGAAACCGGGTATCAGGTCAACGGTAATCACACTACCATCTGGCATGGTCTTCTGACCTTTTTTAATATAACCCTGTAAACGGTCTCTACTTGGTTTATGTGTTACTTCGGCAAAATGTACGTTCTCATACCCATATTCCAAAAGTTTTTCCACGGTTTGTACACCGTAACCACCAGTAATATCAACAACGGCATATGCATCGTTATACGTTTTACCGAACTGATACGCTACTTCGGCAAGCATTTGGGGTGTGAGTTTACCATAGTATTCCGCAACCTGTTCGACTTTATGTCGTTTTATTTTGACTTTCTTTTCTTTCCCGTTTTTCCTAACAATCTTTTCCTCAATAATTTCACGGGTTTTTAGCATATTAAGCGTAGAGTAGTCCTCGCCATGCCCCGGTGAGGCATCCAACGCCAATATATAGTCCTCTGCTGGTTCAGGCTCTTCAAAAATCCACATGTTATTATCAACATATGCCTGACGAATAGGCACAGCGATTTCCCCGTCTTCAATTCTTTTAAGATATTCCTCTGCAATAAAGTTATCACCAGAACCCAAGAAAGAACACAGTAATTCCTGCGCAATTTTACGCATATCACCATTGGCGTTCCTCACCTGTTCCTCAAACCAAGGACAACTGGCTTCCCAACCATCATCCATAAGTCTTATTCTATGTTCCTTAGACCATTCGTTATCTTCTTGTTTTATTTCGTTTTTCTTGTTCTTGTTTTTATACCAATACAAACCCTCATTATATCTGGGGTCGTTAAACCACCAGAGTTCAACGGCTTTGAATTGATTCTTACCTTCACGACCACCCTTAAATGTCTTGTAGAATACAGCATCGAGTCCAGATGGGGTACTTACCATAATTGCACGACCACCAGTTTGTAGTGTGGGAAAAGCTGCTGTCCAGAATTTATCTCCTTTTTCCGTCCATGCGGTTTCATCCCAGAAAATCAGTGTTGGTGTATAACCCCTAAGTCCACCTTTCGCACTAAAAGCACCGAGTTTCGATTCGTTGTCATAAACCTTAAGTTTTTGAGTGTCTTTGAGATTCTTACTACTGGCTTTACCTGTTTTAGGTCTGAGCCAAGACGGGCAACCTTCAATGAAATCAACAACATCACCCATGATTTCATCACGAGCGGTTTCCAAACGGTCAGCAACAATTGCCACCTGTCTGTTTCTTTGAAACATGATATACCATGAAATATATGCACAAGTAGTAGTACTTATACCTGCCTGACGATATTTATTGGCAATTACGAATCGATTTTCTTTATATGATTGAATTAATTCTTTTTGGAAATCGAAAAGTTTAAACGGTACAATCATCCCACTAACACCTTGAGTCTGGTCAAAAACAGTTAAATAGGTTTCGATGTAATACACGGGATTCGCAGCGCAACGAATGATTTCGTCTTCTTGTTCCTGATAAGTTAATTCGCTGGATTTTTTTACGATACCCGCTTTAGTTACGACAACCGCTTCTGGTTTCCCTGATTTCCTGAGATTTTTTGCCAGTTTTCTGGCTTCTTCCTTATCCTTTTCTCTTTGAATACTCAAAGGTATTATCGGGATATGTTCGGGAAACATCGAATCATCGGGTTTCACTTCATCGATTTTCTTTGCGCACATTTACAATATTTTATAATAAATACTAATGCACAATAAAATAGCAAGGCACGACAAGTATCTTGACTTGCCGTGCCTCGATTTCCCTCACCCGAATGGAGCGATGAACTTTAAAATTTTAATGACGATGTTTCAACGAATTCATTTCCTCTTAAAATAATTTTCCTGAAATCCAGTAATGACTTTATTTTTTTCAATGTCATGCCGTAGTGAAACACAAGTAAAGGCGTGTCATCGCTGTCGTTTTCGAACATCTGTTCGTAATCACTATATCCAGATGTTTCCATCTGCCTCTCGGTTTCATACGCCAACGCATGAATTGTATGATAGCCATGCATATATTCACGGTCTACGGCTTCGTGAAGACAAAATAAATCAAATGAAGAAGTCTTCAGATTTAAAATTTCATCAATATATTCTTCGGTTGGTGGGTCAGCATTATTACAAGCAGGACTAATGTCCCACATCCAACCCTCGACATCGATATTAGTAGGGTCTAACGAAAAAATAAATTCATAGAGTCCTTCATCCTTGGCGTTGTAACCGATTTTTAAAACATAAATTAATTTCAATTGGTTTTCATCGTGGTTCATATCGTGATTTTCATATAAATACTGAACCACAAGAAATCTTGATTAATTTTTCGATAACTCTACTCCAGTTTCTCGATTAATCACATCCAAGGCAAATCCATATTGTGCAAGGGTTTTCATTTCTTTATTTGTTTGAGACAGATAAAGTATGTGTGCAACAAAACTAATGATTGCTATAACAATGGCATATGTGGGATTCGTGAATGCAATTAAAATACCTAACACAAGAAATGCGTGTCTCAAGACATTTGACACGGTTTTCCAAGTAATGATGATGTTAAGAATATCATCACAGTAATTCATTAACAATCTGCGATACTCAAACCAATCGCATTCCGAATTATCTTCTTTTGTGCCCTGAACACTCGCAAAGATTTCGAGTTCACGCTTTTTAGAACCACCGATATAGGTTCTCTTAAATTTTAATTTATTGAATTTTCTGTATATCATGCAAGATTATACGATATAGATAATAAAAGGTTACAGAAAAACCCGAATTTCTTCGGGTTTTTCATAACTTAATTCTAAAATATATAATATGGAATCATATTATCCTGCCGTACCACCCCATTGGGTTCTACCTTGAGTTCCACCTTGAGTGAAAGCACTTGGTGTTGCGGTATTTTTTTCTTGCCGTGTTGCGTATCTTATAGTATCACGGTCAGCAAGTCTTAGAGTCCCACCGTTGTTATCCACATACTGTTTCAGTATTTCGTATTTGGTTTCCGTTGGTGTGGTTTTAGCTGCTCTTGCAATTGCACCCATTTGAGGATTAGTGAGAATATCGTTGAACGTTTTATTAAAAAGTTGTTCAACCTGACTTGGGTCGTTGGGGTTCATTTTATTGAATTTTTCTCTTACACTGAAACCCATTATTTCGTTCATCGCTGCATTTTCAAACAATCCGAGTTGCTTATCAATAACTCTATCGAGTTTCAAAAGGGTTTCGGATTTCTTGTTTTCATTCAACACTGGTTTCCTCATACCAGCTTTTTCTTCGAGTCTATTACGAATATATTTTCTGAGTTTGATTTCGGCTTCTGTAACAGGAACACTTTCTGGTTTTACAACCGCACCACCCATTGAATCAAAACCTGCACCGATTTCAAATTTTTCTTCGCCTTCTTTCATTTCGACTTCAGGTGCTTTCTCGGCACTGAGTTTCTTACCTTCTTTCTCACTGACTTTGATATCAACAGCCTCTTCAAGTGATTCATCAAGAGATTGTTGTAGAATACCGATTGCATCACCCCAATTTTCTTCATCACTGGCTTTCGTCATATTAACCAAACCCTTAATCATGTATTCAGCTTTATCGGTATCGTAATCCTCACCATGTGCTTTTTTCAAAACTGTTATAGCATATTCTTTGAAATCTTCTTCCGATTTAACATCATCAGAACTCTCAACCATATTAGGTTGAACTTCGAGACTATCCGTGGGAACTTCAGGTCCTTCCTCTTGAACACTACCGTATTTACTAAGGTCTACACCTTTAGCACCACCAACTTGATTTTTAATGGTAGTTAAAATACTTTGAAGATTAACTGGTTGACCACCAGCTTTTTGCATTCTCTTATTAAGAGAATCGACTTGACCTCCTAAATTAGCAGCAGCTTTTTCGAGTTTCTTTACCTCACCCCCAAGTTCACCTGCGTGATATGTTTGTTTCACATTAGTTGCTGCTTGTCCAACAGCTTGTTTAACTTGACCAGCCTTATCACTAATATTTTGTCCAAGATTTTGTGCGCCCTGTTTAATACCTTGTCCAGCAGCTTTACCCAAATTTTTAAGACCACCAAATAATTCATTGAGTTCGGCTTCTTTGGTTTCGTCATCCATTCCAGTTGCTATTGGTTCGACTTGTCCTGCGAATTCCTCGTGCCCGTATTCCGATTTGAGTTTTTCAAGAATTTCAGGTGTGGCGAGAAGCGCAACTATTTGAAAATCACCGTCATTTTGACCTTCACCATGTGCATTCGCATATCCACTCATAAGGTTAGCCATTTCTTCGTCTCCACATTCCATAAGGGATTCAGAGGTATAACCTCTGGCTTCAGCATATTCTTTAAATCCACCGCATTCACTACATTTTTCACCCTCTTCCATTTCTTCATCACCATCTTGTGGGACTGTATCCGCTACACTTGCTTTTTCCTCATCACTGGTAACGTTTTGAATCATATCAGCATATTCTTCTCTTTCTTTTTCACCCAATTCTCTGAATTTATTATTCGATGGGTCGTCATCACTGCCTTTAAAGGCAGATAAAAAAGTTCCGAGAAGCCATGCGGTTCCAGTGGCATCAATATTTTCTTTCCTAATTTCATCAGCAGCACTTCCAATTTTATCCATTAGAGAATCACTTAAATTACCAATGCCAGTACTTTCTTCTTCTTCGCCATCTTCTGGTGCAGCGTCTATGTCTTCTTCACCACCTTCTGGAGCATCCACCTCATCGCCATCGGGTGCTTCCTCACCATCTTCTGGTGCTACATCAATACCTACCTCTGGAGCAGGTGCTTCTTCACCACCTTCAGGAGCGGGTTCATCTGTTGGCATGTCTTCGATTCCAGCAGCCATTTCTTCCTCACCACCATCATCTACAGGTTCTGAAGGAACATCGGCAACGGTAGCAGCATCGGTAGCTGCTTCCAAATCATCAACCTTTTTACTTGCAGCAGCAATTTCTTTTTCAGCATTATCTTCATTCAGAACTTCTTTCTTACTACCTGTCTTACTTACCTTAGTTGAAAGCGACTCGTTAATGGTTGCAAGCAGAAAATTTCTATTTTTATCCGCTGTCGAAAGTGATGGGTACTGATGTTCGGTTATGTTTGATAAACCACCAATATATGCGAAATCCGCAACACTTGGATTTTCTCTCAACCCACCTTTTTTTATGTAATACTGATGATTTTCTTTCACGATGCCATAAGCAACACCGTCAGCAGTACGCTTAACATCGATTAATTCACCTAATGAGTTAGATTCTTTCAATGATGAAGTCCCGCCAATATTAGCTAACTGTCTCATTCTTGCGTTAAACGCTTCTTCGCTTTTATGTTTTGCCATTGTAATGTCTTTTTATATGGTATTATTTTGCTATATTTTTTTATAAATACTTGTGCGAGACCAAAAATTATAATATTTGATGATTTTCATTAATGATTCCGTATTTAACGAGCATCTCATTTACTTTCGGAGTAATGAGATTTTTCCTCACATAGTTATCAATTACCGATTGGTTCACACGTTCTTTCGAAATGCTCTCATTCAGAAATTTCTGATTATTATGTAAATCGGCAACAATATCATAGAACACCTTTTCGGCTTTCTTATTCTCGATATATTCATTCAATTGCGCTCGTGTTACAATAAATTTTCTCATGGTTAATCATCAATAAATTCATTAAGACTCAATTCCTTGGTGAGATAATCGTTTTTCATTGAAATAAGTTTTTCAAGATATCCGTTATTTCTTAGAATTTTAAACGCTAGGTTTTCAACGGAATATTCACCACCAGTATCGAGACCCGATTGTCTCATTTTTTTTATTTTATTCTTAATCTTTTCGTATCGCTGAAGAAAGTTCTCTTTACTTCTATTGTCTTCGAGGTCATCTATGGTATTCATTAAATCGGCGGCTTTTAGTTGAACAGCACCACTATTAATGTTTACAATTTTTTTTGTGGGTTTATTTATCCATTCATCCCTAACAAGTGAATATGTCCCGCTTGAGTGATGTGGTTCTTTACTATCCTGAAAATACATTTCAACATCGTGTCCTTTGACTTGAATCGGAAGATTTTCAGCCCACAGCTGTTTTTTTAATTTAAAAAAGTCACCAACAAAATCATTGTTCTCGGAAATCTGGTCAAAATCCAATACAATATGTACATCCAAGTCAGAGTTCTCGTTATAGTTATAATTTGCCATGCTACCAGTTAATATGATGTCTTCGAATTTCAGGTTTTCAGTATCACTAAACTCAATGAATCTCTTAGCATTTTTTAATAACGTTTTTCTGACTTCGGATTTAATTTTTATGTCGTCCCAAATCAGGGGGTTTAATTCATCGTGCATTTGTATGCTGGATACATCAACAGCGTCTGGCTCAATAACTTCTTTAAGGATATCGTTAACATTTTTCTTTGACCAGAATTTACATGACCAGTAACGAGGTGTGGTTTTGTCCTTGGCAGTATCACATTTGTGACGAGCACGAAAATTCTTACGCCTTTCGGGATTATCACGTTTAATTTCCATATTCTTATCACCAAAGCTAACCTTTTTAACATTATCAGTACTGGGGTCTTTCACATAGACCTTATACTTCTTAACATCACCACGCACGGGTTGGTTAAGCTCCACATCTTTTCCTTGATATTCAGCCATTGTGTTAACGGATTTTACTCCTTATTTTTTTACTTTCACCCAACTCAATTTCATCTTCACCTTCTTCACCACCGATTTCAGGTTCATCAACTGGTATTTCTTCACCACCGATTTCAGGTTCAGCTTCCAGTTCTTCCTCACCTTCTTCACCGTTAATCATTGCATAGAGTTCCCCAACCTTTTCTTTGAGTTCTTCATATTTTTCTTCAACAGGCATTTCCTCACCACCGATTTCAGTAGGTACTTCGCTATCATCGTTTGTTCCGACAATTTCGAGTTCTTCATTCATTTTGGGTTTGAACGTTTTATCTAGTCTACCCATTACTTCAAAAAGTCTTTCTTTGTTTTGTCCCATAATATAGTTTTTATAAATACGTGATTATTTAATCATTTTTCATAAATACTCAGCGATATTTAAATGACTTCAGTATTTATGATAAATTCCAGTACAAAATGAATTTAGAATGCTTGAACGACATAATCACCAGTAATTTGGCTATCCATATAGACCTAACCGACTTAAATTCTTGGGATTTAAATACTGGATTGACCTCATTTAGTCTGACTAAATGGAGTGGAGCGGTTACCAATAATATCAATTTAATGGATTTCGGGTTAACGGCTTTCGATAACGGAAGAATGAATGTCATGTGGGAAGGTATCGAACTAACCCCTGAAGATAATGTGCTTTCGATGTACAGAGTTGGATACAATGATGTTCAGAATCCCAGTACAGGAGAAACAAGTGGTATGACAATAAACACCCAATATCTACCAATATCGGGAATAACCAGTGGTGCGTCAGGTAACTATTTCGATTTAAATGGTGGGTATCTACAGGGGTTTTTTAATTTAGATGGTTTTAATTATAAATTATTACCGAGTCGTTACGGTAATGGGATAACAATAGAAAGTCTTGTGAATCTATATCCTGATTCACACGGGATTTTTTACATGATGGGTGCTCGTGCTGAAGATAAATATAATCCGTATTTTAGTGGGGAGACCATGACAGGAAAAACCACTACTGGCATAAACACGAGTTTCGATAATTATTTAGATGCACTACAACCCAAAGAAGTGCTAAATAAAGCATTTACTTCTCCAGAAGATAATATGACTAGAACAGTATATAATGAAGTACCATCAATTGATAATATTAAAAATAATGCAATTGCCTTCGAACTCACACAAGACCGTAGACTCGCATATAAATATGTTGATGGAGACGGATTGATTCAAACCAATACCTCACCTGTGGTACTTAGTCAAACAGGGTTTACGTTGATTTCAATTGTTTTCACTCCCGATGATAATCTTGAGGACAGTGAATTGGAATGTGCGGAACGTAGAACAGGTAAGCTCATATTTTATGTGAATGGTCGTGCAGTCTGGATTAATCGTGGTTTTCCTGAATTCTATTTCAAGTCATTTAATAATGACAAAGAAAAACAAGAAGCCGTACCGTTTTCAATTAGTTGGGGTGGTGGAAGTTTTGGTCTTGCTGAATCATGGCATTACGATTACCAGACATATATATTATATGGTGGTCAAGACACTGCCTATATCGATACTTCTTTCATGGTTCAACCCGACCCTATTCCAACAAATTGTTACGACCCACCTACGGGGGATACCAGTGAAGCTGGTTTTGTTTTAAGTGCTGATAGCACAACATTTACATATACCGAGGAATGTGACCCAGATACCGAATTACCACTAACAGTCATGAGAATGGATTATACTGGTGCAACTGTAAACACGTATTTCTTGAAATTCATGCAACCCGTTTCGGTATTATCTAATAGGGATTATGTTGTTGATGTGTCATTATATGTAGATGGTATATTTAGCGAAGGCAGCACAAGTAGTATTGGTATTTTAATGTATAGCGATGATGTAGATATTAGTGTACTTGATGATGTGGAATACGTATATCCACCAAGACTTTCATTACTAGACCCTGATGGAGAAGGTCAGCACCCATATCCCGATAGAATGGAATATCAGTGGTCGGTAGACGGCATACTTTATTACGGTGAAACGGGTTATCCTGTGACAAGAAAATCAATATTATCCGTTGGTTCTCAAGGCGAGAGTCCCACATATAGAAGTATTAATGTCTCAGGTGAAAATAAATGGGTTTCATTGAAAAGTACTTTTAGAACTCCAGATAATACGGGACAACAATTTGTTGAACTTGGTCTGTTAATTGAAACCACAGGAGAATCACTGAGTGGAGGTACAATATATATAAATGATTTCAAATACACGGCTTCGGATATACTTGTACAGGATGATAGAAAATCTGGATTAACAATAGAATCCAATTTTGATTCGGGGTTCATGGGTGGAATCCAAAAACTCAGAGTCTATGACAGAGCATTTACTGCACCAGAAATTTTACATAATGCATTAATGGAATCAAATAAAAATTCCAATATACTGGTTAGTAAAGGTGGAAGAATTATTTATCGTTAACAATGAATAGATTACAGGAAATCATCAGGAATGAAGTCGAATCGTTTTTAAGTGAAAACGATTATCGTGGTGAACACTCAGCACCGAGTTCAGAAGATTCTCCAATGCATGATTTGACCGATAGCTATCCCGAAGATATCTATGGTAGTGGTGCTGCAAGAATGTATAGTCACTACGGTGATTACAGAGATAATCAGGCTATCGGTGTCATTCAATCCGCAAGGAATAAACCCAATATGCCCGTGAAAATCTATCGTGCGGTTCCCGATATTAATTACGAGTTAAAAACCAGACTCAAACCCCTATTGGATATCGCAAATTATCATAGTCAATGGGGTAGATTTCCAATGAAGAACCAGATAGTCTATGATTTACAGGATAAATATAATATCAATAACCACAGTTATGAAGACCAACAAAATCTAATTCTTCGGGATATCGAAAAACAAATCGAAGACCTACAAACACAACAGCAAAAACCGATTGGTATTAATAGCGGTGATTGGGTGACAATTAGTAGGGATTACGCCAAGGAACACGGAGAAGGTAATTTAAATAAATATAAAATAGTTTCGAAAACCGTTCCAGCCAGAAATCTTTACACCGATGGGAACGATATTTTCGAATGGGGATATTATGTGGGTTAGTCATGAGCAAGGCACAAGAAATCTATGAGGGTTGGAAAAATCTTAGTTTCCCCAATTACCGAATTGAAAAAGAAGCCAAGAGAAGAATAGCTACTTGTATCGATTGCTCCAAATTAACGAAAAGAAATTTTTGTGAATTATGTGGATGCTATATGCCAGCGAAAGTCAGGAGTCCGAAATCCAGATGTCGATTAGGGAAATGGTGATTACATATTGTAGCTATGTTTCACATAATTAAATGTCTCAGATGACCACTCCAGTTTATTACTTGAGGTAATTAAATACGTGTTCTCGATTGTTGAACCATGAACTTCATTAGAATCAACACTGATTTTCGAATAACCGTCAAGTTGTCGTGTTTGATTATTTACAGTAACATCTATTTTACCGTTTAAACAAATAAGATTTCCGATGTAAAATCGTTGTTTTAAATTAAAAACCGAATCTTTGGGGAGAAAAAAGAATACCACGCTATCATTCGGGTTGTCGTGACTAACGATTTTTTTAAATTTAATTTCACTGTCGTCATCGCAATTATCCCAATCAGTGAAAAAACGAATAACTATACCGTCATCGATTTCGTGAATCGATGGCAACTCCTTGAGCATTTCATTTTTTCTTTTAATGATTAACTCATCAATTTTCTTTAATACTTTTTGTTTCTCGGTTTCCATTTAACAATATGGTGTAATATCTACACTATCCTTTTGGTCATCAGTTCTTAATTCCAGAGTTTCGCTTTCAATGAAACTCTGAACATAATGCTTAATAAAAAGTTCTCGAATTTTAATGGGTGCATTTTTAAATGCCTTAAATTCAATTTCATCATCATCCATATTAGATAGAGTAACACTTATGTCACTCCAATCAAAACCATCATACCATGACTCACCACTGGGTTCAATTGCGTCTGCCATAGTTCCACCCCAACGACCAGCATCATACCTACCATCAACACTAATATCGATTTTATCTGCATGGAAATATAGGTTAAATCTAACGGGTGGCTTTTCACCATCGTAGTGATAATCAACATCTACTGAATATACTAGTGACAATCTATCAGCATCCTCGGTATTCCTTTCATCCCAGTTCCCCGTAATATGGGAATCTTCAACATTTACCGTTTTTACTTTATCATTTGTTTCCAGAAGTGTGTCACAAATAAACTGCTTTTGTAGTTCTTCATTCATCAGTAAATCGTTGATTTCCTGCTCCTTAAGTCTTTTATCGTTACCAAGAAAGTCAAATTGTTTAACTTCTTCTGCGATGATTTTGATGATTTCTTTCACGTTTCCTAATTCTATTTTTTATAAATACTGAAAAATATTGATTATTTAAAAAGTTTAGTAAAATTTATTGTGTTTCTCAGTATTTATATTTGAAAGTCATTGCTTAATATTGTTATTAAGTTAGGTCTGATGAAGTCAGGAATGGCTTTCAAAATTTTAAAGCCAGTTAGTGGTTATGTAAAATTTTGAGACTTGACTAATTTTATTTGATTGCACCACATTTTGTGGTGCAATCATTTTTACGATATACAGTTTAGGACTGTTATGGTTTCGACCAGTTAAAGGGGTAAATGTTCGCTACTATTACCTCTTTTTTCATTTAAATATTTTTTTTGAAAAATCCTTGTATTTATAATTTTAATGCTTATATTTGCAAAGTATTAATATTCATAGACGATGAAAAATTTAGTGAACATACAACCCCAACCGCAACAACATCCACAGGATGGTGAATGGGGAAGCTACACTTAATTTTTCGAAACGAAGTTTTAGGTTAAACACGAACCCCATTCTGAAAAGAGTGGGGTTTTTTTGTTTGTGGTTGAAAAGCTGGGTGAGAGACTAAGGTAGCAACGATGAATTGGAATCATCGGGTAGTGCGTTCGATTCGCACCATCCAGACAAAAATTTAGTTCTTTGAAATATTGAATTTAATATTGCGGATGTGATGTAATCAGGTAACATACATAATTTGGGATTATGAAATGTGGTCAACCAATTTTAAAGTTCTTTGTAACAATTTATATTTATTTTCGTATAATTGCAAAACAATAGGATTACGAAACACTTGATGAACTCAAGTAGTGGTTATTTGGTTAACCGTAATTGAGTGGTCACGGCATACACTCCGTTGAAAGTAAGTCACAAGAAGACTGCGCCACTCTATATTATTGACCTATGGTGTAATTGGCAACACGTCTGGTTTTGGTCCAGAAGAGTCTAGGTTCGAGTCCTAGTGGGTCAACTAAAGCATTTTTATTCTCTGGGGGTCGAATACCATTCGGACATTTGATTGAACCGTGCCCCCGTGATAACTATCCAGCACTCCAAGCACATCCACGATATCAAATCCCAGTAATTGTGCTATTATAGCCAGAGTTTCTGCCGACATTCTGTCTTTTCGGAGTTCCGTGGGAAACATGGCGAAATACTTATTAATTTCTTCGTCACCAATACCTGTGCCCTGAAGTGCTTGTCTTACGGTTTCCACTGGAATTCCACGAAATCTCTCATCATGTGCTGGAACTTTAAGGACGTTTCCACTATCATCTATCTCTGCTTGTAAGACCTGTGGCTCCGAACCCTGATAATCCAATGACCTATGTGGGTTGGCATAGGTGCTGGCGACACCTCTTTTATTGGTAAAATATATGGGTTTCTTATATGTCATGGATTTTCTAAGTTCACCAGCTTGGTCTAAGAGTTGGAAATACTGGTCTTCATTAGACCCCTGCTTGTGCGTCTTGCATCTGGCTTTGAAGTTCGTGCCATTTCTTGGGGTCGATGATATAATCAGTGGTATTGGTTCTGGGAGCGAATCCCGTTTGTTTCACTTCTCTGGCATCGGGTGTGCCGTGAAACCATACCATGTTCTCAAAAAGCGTAGCACCGATTTCTTCATTGATTATATCTATGATATTCATATCAATAAATACTTATAAGTTCACAATATCATTACTTCCCACTTTTTTGGTTCAGCACTGATTTAATCTCATTAAGTTTATTCTCAATTTCTTTGAATTGATTTTTATTTATGTTGTCACTCATTTTAAGTAATTCAGCTACACCTGATAAAACGTGTATCAATTCTTTTTCTGATTCTGCCCATAGACTTTCTTTTTCTGATTCTCGTTGCAATAACTCATCACATAAATTTTTGACATGACAATCTATCACATCCAATAATACTCCCCCGCTTATTGGTTTATATAGACATTCGTCAAGAGATGTTCCACTAATAGACATTCCATAACAGCCAGTTATGCCGATAATCGGAACATCATTATTTAATTCTTTGATTTTATCCGCTGCCTGATTACCATTCATTATTGGCATATTTATATCCATTAACACTATTTTAATGTCGGGGTTTTCTTTGTATTTCGTAACGGCTTCCTCACCATTTTTCGCCCACAATAATTCAATATCCTTATCTTTAAGAATTTCTGACAATAGTTGGTAATTAATCGCATTGTCATCAGCAATAAGTATCTTATTTTTCATATCAATTTCGTTTATCATAAATACTTGATAATTTCACATAATTAGATTATTTTTGTGAAATGACGGAGCAAGAACGCATAGCCGAACTTGAAGATAAGATTGCCGAATTAGAAGGCAAAGTCATTGACCTGACGTTTGAATCAAATTATAATAAACAAGACGAGCTTCTTGAGTTTGTTCAAGACCTGTATTTATCACTACAAAACGTAGATGAGAAACTCGAAAAACAAGAAATAATCGAAAACCTGAAAAAATATGTTCAGAATTTCGCCAGAGATAATAACATACAACTATGAACGCAGAACAATTATCTCCTGCCTCTGCTACTGGAACTGCTTCGGGTCGCACTTCCACGTGAAGAAGAACTGCTTCTCGAATAACCACTACTTGACCTTGTGGGTGCTGTGCTTCTTGACGGAGCACTATAACTTCTTGACGGTGCTCTTGACGGAGCAACATAGCTACTTGAACGACTTTGTGTTGGTTTACTATATGAAGAACTACTACGAGTACTTGTAGACGGACGTGAATACGTGCTTCTAGTTGTACGTGATTGAGTACGTGTTGTTGTACTTATTGGTCTGGTACTGGTGACGGGTCTGTTATAACTTTCTCTTGTCTGTGTTCTGGGTTTATTATGTGTTGAAGTATATCTGGTCTTTCGTGTCGTGACAGGTTTATTAATTGTTCCACTACTATGGGTTCTGGTATACGGTTTATAATAATTTCGTCTGGAACTCAATGCGCTTGTTGCCGTATATCTATCGTGTTTTGGATAGTAATGGGTATGTTTTGGATAATAGTGATTGTATCCATAATAATATCTGGGGTGGTAGCTATGACGATATGAGTATCTATAATATGGATAATACCTGTTATAATAACCATAATCGTAATACCAAGGGTCGTAGTAATGACTGTAATACGGATATCTGTAACCAAATGTCAATCTGAAACGCATATCGGGTTCATTGTCGATATAGTAGTTGTTAATGACTTGTGGCTTCGATTCTTCCCTGATAACAACCACAACCGTATCGGTATCAGTTGTATCGGTTTCCGCAAGCATTTCGGCTTCTTTTTGCATGTGGTATTTTTCATAATCGCTAAGTTCTCGGTCTTGTGCAATCAAAGCCAAACCGAAAAGCGTAAGTAATAATAGTGTGAATATTTTTTTCATTATGTGTGTTTTTAATTAAAAAGCAATATACGTGCCAGAACTTTCTATAATTACAGCGTATTTATAGAAAATATTCCAGTTATGAGCATAGAAAGAATTAATGAAGTCATGCAACGTCTTGATAAAACATTTAAACCCCAATTAAATGAAGAAATGGGTGGCAGTCGAGTTAGTGATGACCCCAGTAAAGAAGAAATGCAAGAATTTCTTAGAACTAAATATCATACTGAAGACGATTTTGATATCGAATCCGCTATTTATTGGTTTGCCAATGATTATCATGGTGGACAAAACAGTAATCTGTATTCGGCATTGAGTACATCGGAATTCAGACCGTCTCCAATGTCCAAGGGCATCGAGGACGAGGAAAGCGAATTGGCTTCTATGATGTATCAGGACTTAGTTGATAAATATGGTGGAGTAAGTGAAAACATTCATAACACACCTCAAATGGGTGGTGTAACGGATTCTGGTGGTTATGTTGCGGGTTATGACCCAGATGCGATAAATAAAAATTATAAAAGTGGTAAAGATTTTTACGACCCAGAAAAAGAGGGTGAAAGATTAAAGCGTTTAAGAGCATTAGAGGAAGAACAGGAAGAAGAATTCGAAACTCATGGTGTATATGTGCTTTCAAATGCAGGTGGATATGAAATCATGTTAAGTGATGACGGAGAAGCTGCCAAAGTCAGAGATGCCTTTGGTTCAGGTGACCCACAAACCTCTGATTGGTTGGAAATCGTATGGGTTAGCGGAAAGCCAGTTATCGACCCATATGGTTATAACATCCCACTAAATCAGGTAATAAGAAGATAAAAATAAAACCACGTAATAAAAATAATAATGGGACAAGACAATTCAAAGAAAATGCTTTTCGAAGCCATGCACAAAGTGGCTGGAATGCCAACGAATGAGGTGTTCGGTCGTGAACCAAATCAACAAGAAGGTGAAACGTATAACGATAACAAAAAATTTGAACTATCTAATGAAATTAATGCCTTAAAGAAAAAATATATGGAAACCATGACACCGTTCGATTTTTTTAATGGTATTATTCTTGGTTTAGGCGTGGGTGGTGGAATTAATAATGATGATTACTCAAAAGAAGTGCGTCAATATCTTAAAGATTATACACCATCAAATTAAAAATTTCACTTTTTATGTGAAAAAGTTTGGATTTATTGTAACCTTTTGTATCTTTGCATCGTATTTACATGAAAGAAAGTCTTATGAAAGACATAATTTTAGATTAAAAAATTAAAACAGATGAAAAACCTGATGAACATATTGTCACTCGTACTCGTTGCCCTATTATGGGAAGATGATGCGGATGAGGTATGCTCAGTCGGGTTTGCAGATATTGGTATAGGATAACAAATATACTTGAAAGAAACAGAAACCCGACTTCGAAAGAGTCGGGTTTTTTTGTTGTTATATAGTTTTGAAGCGAATGGAAAGCGACCACCCTGTCACGGTGGTATCATCGAAAGATGTATGCGGGTTCGAGTCCCGTCAGGACTGCTTGAAATAGTTCATTGACGTATTGGAATTAAAATAAAATCGGTAGGGGTACATAATAGGGTGTACCCCACATATCGAGCGTGTGGTGTAATGGCTAACATCTCTCACTGTCTATGAGAGGAAGCGGTTCAAATCCGACACGTTCGGCTCTTGGTCGTTTTTTGTACTTTCTTGTATTTATGAGAAAGTACAAATTATGGCAAGAAAAGAAAAGAAGTATCACTTCATTTATAAGACAACGAATACCGTAACTGGTCGTTATTATTATGGGATGCATAGTACAGATAACCTTAATGATGGTTATTTGGGGTCAGGTAGAAGATTAAGATACTCAATTAATAAGTATAGTAAAGACTGTCATCAACGAGAAATCGTTGAGTTTTGTTCAGACCGAAGTTCTTTGAAAGAATCTGAAACGAAAATTGTGACATTGGATGAAGTAGCAAAAAAGGATTGTATGAACTTAATGGTTGGTGGTAATGGTGGTGCACAATTACCTGAAAAACAAAGAAATTGGATTATCGCTGGTAGTAATGCAAGATTATTAAAATTGAAAAATGACCCAGAGTTTAGAGAAAAAACAATAAATAATTTGAATTTTCATAGAAAGGAAAATCATGAAAAGGGTAAATATAATTATAATACTTTTGAAGGTAAACATCATTCGGAAGAAACTAAAAGGAAAATGTCAATAAAAGCAAGTGAAAGAACTGGACAAAAAAATTCACAATACGGGACTTGTTGGGTAACTAACGACATCGAAAATAAAAAAATATTAAATGGTGATGAGATACCAGATGGATGGAGATTGGGTAGAAATTTATAATGCAATTAGAAAAAGGATTAAATTTTATGAAAATTATTTGGTGGCGTAGTTCAGTTGGTTAGAATATCGGACTGTCACTCCGAAGGTCGCCAGTTCGAGTCTGGTCGTCACCGCTAATGCTCTGTTGTCGGTCAATACTTAGAGGGTATTGGGTACGAGGATAAACGGGTTAGTGTAATAAACACTCGTGCCTTAAATAAGCACGTAACTGTGACATGAAAAAGTCATCATCCGTAAC